AAATGGATTACCAGGATCACCTAATGCAGTAATGTTGTTATTGGACATACTGATGTTTGCACTTGGAGAAGTTGATCCATCAAGTGCTAAGAAACCTGAGCCAATTAAGTTTGAAACTGATTGTGAGTTTTCATCAACACCAAGTCTTCTGTTTACATAACCTCTTACTGCCGATTCAGTTGGTGCTGAGTCAACTGCATTATCTGTCATTCCATCATCTGATGAAAATTCTGTAATAACAACCCCACGTTTAAATCCAATACCATCTAAGTTACTTAATGCAATACTTGCCGCAAATGTAACTCGACCTGTACCTTGGTCAACTGTAAAGAATCTACCTACACGGAAGAAACCATCTTGGTCCGTACTTACATAGAATACTCTACCTTTGTCACGTTCTTGTACTTCGTGTGCTTGTACAGCCTCTTGTGGAGCACCATAAATTTTACTTGGATAGTTTGAACTGTTAAATCCACCTGTACCGATGTCGTTAAAGTCATGTCCAGTTGCTCTACATACTGAAATGTTTACAGTAAGTCCTGCGTTTTCGTTATTGTTCAAACCAACACGTAAAGTAACTGCGTCCGAACTTTGTACTGATTCTTGTAAACCACTGGCTACAACTGCATCACCTAAACTTGCTGTGTTGATGTTAGTCACATCTTCAATTGTGATAATAGCAAATCCAGTTTTTTGTGCATAACTTAAAACCCTATGTGTTTTACCTTTCCAACCAAAGATCATGTCTCCATTGTTAAGTCTGTTGATTTCTGTTTGTTCTGTAATTGTATCAATAGCAATAGCCGTATCACCAACAGTAGCACCATGTGTTGTACCTGAGCCTGCAAACGCAGTACCTGTAACGTTTGTTTGGTTAACAACCATTCTGATGTAATCGTAATTAGAATCAAATGTAACCAACTGTTGATTAGGTCCTGACAGTGCAGTACCTATACTGTTTGCACTACCAAAAGCAATAGTTCTGTATGTAAAGTCATCTTGTTCGTCAAACACAATAGCAGTTGATGGTCTAATTACTGCTGTGGTTTCAAGGTTATCAAAAATAAAGTTTTGTAATGCTCTGATTATAACTTTGTCATTGTTTGAAAGTGATGCCGCTAATCCATCATTACCACTGATGTTTAATTTGTAAACTATATTGCTTCTTGTTGAACTTGCCGCTGTAAACGTAGTTGCTTGAATACTTGCAACTTCATATCTTACAGTGCCGTCTGAACCACCGTGATCTATTTCAATTTCTGAAATATTTGTTGGAACTGTACCTGTATCGTAAACATAAACGATATTCTTACCTGCAACGTTGATAGCATCTGAACCATTGTCAAATACTCTTGCAGTCTGTACCATTGGCTCAAGCAATGTGATTTGATCAATTACTTCATTAGGATCAGAACCTGCTGATACAAGTCCGTAGTTACCATTTGAATTAGATCCGTTTAGTGATCTAATCTGTGAACCATTATTTGCCATGTATGCCGCATGACAGTAATATGAGAATGTACTAACTTGTTCTGTTAGTGCGCCATTGTTAACAACAATACCATAACCTAAATCGTTAACCTGTGTATAGTCGTTTGCCAACATAGAAGTATTACCTGCACTTTGTAATACAATATCAGTGTTGTCAGCAAATTGGAAACCTGCTCCACCACCTGAAGTTGGATTCAAGAATAGTGTGGCAGTACCTGCCGCTTGGTCATAATTTGTAACAGCATCAACTTGATAACGTACTCCGTCAATAAAGAATGGACAAGGTGTTTGCGGACGTCTTTGTCTTAGTCCTGAACCTGCTGAACTTGATACGTTTAATGTAAAAGCATCATCTTTGCTGTTAACAGTCATTGTTAAATTAGATGTAAATGCATCAATATACATTCCACCTCTGAATGCTTGTTTGTTTACACTCTTAGAGAATGATCCACAAACCTGTACATATGGAGATTTAATTAGAATCTGTCCATCTGGATCAAGTACCTGTGCAAAGCCTCCGTGTCCTTGGTGTGTTACGTTCATGATTCTGTTTGAATCGTTCATCATGAACACATCAATATCTTCGTTTGACTTAGGTGGGTTATAATTTGTATCAAATGCAAATTTGACACAGTCTACAAGAGCATCATGATTTGTTTGTGCATTAGCCTCTGCTGTAACTGATGCTGATGTATTTTGTGTTTCAGTACTTTGTCTACTGTCTGCAAATGCTGTCTTGCTTACAACTGCCGCACCAATTGTTTTTAGATAGTTAATTGCGTCAGCAGTTTGTGTTTCTTGTCCACTTACTGCACCTGAATAGTATGCAGTTTGATTTGCTAATGATTCTGCTCTGCCACCAACCTTAAGATCTTTTACTAATCCATCAACAATAAATCCTGTGTCTCTTCTACATTTTGCTTCGCTGTAAGTTAAACTTGGATATGTTGCATTGATGTATGCAATTAATTCTTCAATGATAAAGTCTTTGTTAAGTTCAATCAGTTTTGCCGCATTAGGGAAGTTACCTGGATTGTTTGCACCGTCACTTCCAATGTTTGTAGCACGAGTTGGATCTTGTGTGTAATGGTAACCATAACGTGGATCAACCAAGTCAGGCATCTGTGTAAGGCCGTTGTTAATAACAGTAACAATACTGTCCATAAGTGTACCAACCTTAGTTGCTGTACCAGCCTCTGCTTGTGAATCGCTATCTGTGTACTGTGTAGTAACACTCTGTAATGCAGTGTATGGTGCCTGTGTTAAAATGTAATCTGTAACGATAGTTTTTGTTTGATTAAGAGCCGCCGCTGTTTGCTGTTCTTGGCCGTTAATCAAACTCTGTGTACCTTCGTAATATCTACCTGCATTTAAATAAGTTTTTGCATTACCGTTGTATTTTAAATCATGTATAATACCGTCAATGATAATACCAGTATCTCTTTCACACTTTGCTTCATTATAAGTAAAGCCTGACCAAATTCCTGTACCGCCGGCAATCTGTGCCGATATCCAAGCAATAGTTTCATCTTTAATAAATTCTTTGTTCTTGCTGATTAAATCTACTGCTCCAGGATTGCCTGTTGGTAATAAATCAAGTCCGTCAAATTCTGCATCTCTAAAGAAATAAGTGTTTACCCATTTAGACTGTGAACCTCTTTTCTTAGGTCTAATTAAACAACGTCTAAAGTCTGTGCCTTTAATAGAACAGTTTGCAGGAAGTTTAATTGGATAGTCTTCTTCAAATATACCTGACTCAACATGAATACAAATTTGTGTAGTATTTGTTTGATTACCAAATTCAAGTTCTTCACCTAATAAAAACTGTTTTGGTTCAATTAAAAATACTCGAAGTTCATCTTGGTTAGCACCTCTTGTGTATCTTACAATTCTACCTAATGCTTTTGAACTTCTACCTCTTAAAATTTTACCTGGTAAAATATCTACGTTACCTGTCTGTCCTTGGTCAACGTAACCTTGTCCACCATTAGTAATATTAAATGTGTGTGTTGAACCTTCAACTAAGGCTGTGTTATCAAGAACACCTAAACCGTTTTGAATAATATTTGTTGTAATATCAATCTTAGCCAATACAGCATTTCTTACAGTTGAAGTAACAGTTTGATTAGTATCAATAACCTGTGATATGCCATCTGTGTTTCTTACAGGTGTAACTGTACCATTCTGTAAAATTGTGTTAATAATATCTTTACCGTAATTGATACCAGCAAGTGTTTCTGTTAATTGTGTCTTTCTTGCAATCTGTCCTGACACAGAACTAAAGTATCTTTTACCTGCTTGAATTGAATGAAAGTTTGCATTTAATCCGTTCTCGATATCAATTGCCAATCCCTGTGTAATAAGACCCATGTCTCTTTCACAAGTTGCTTGGTTATACTGTAAGTTAGGATATGTTGCATTAATATATTGTACAATTTCTTTCTTAATAAAATCTAAGTTTTCTAATAGTAAATTTTTTGCAGGTATTCCGTCTGCGTGTGCAGAAGTTACACTGTCAACTGCAAGTGTACTATTTGCCGCACCATCGTTGTAAGTAACTGTTTGAGTATAAGCACCAGGCTCAAGTGGAGCAGTTTCTACAAGTTCTTCTGCTTTCTCACAGGCTTTACCAATTGTTTTATATGCAAACTGTAATGAACGTCCTTCTTTACCTACTGGTGAAAACTGTTGTGTGTCATCTCCATTTGTTCTAACATATAAATCTACAATACTTGTAAAACTTGAATTGTCAACATAAAACTTTGATGCCGCTTGTAAATCATCTACATCGTTTGGTGTACCACTGCCTGCCAAGTTACCTGGATGATCATGTAGGTATAGAGGACCAGTCATGTCATCACCTTGTCTACGTACAGTAGCACTTCTTGGTAATGCTTCAGTGCTTAACCATGTACCGTATAATGCACTGTTGTATTCGTTATCTGTTAAAGTATGTGTACCACCTGGGTTACCTGATGCACCTTGGTTAGCACTAATTTTATTTGTACCTGCTAATGCGTCTGCTTGAGTAGGATGTAGGCTAAACTGATTACTGTTTACATATCTTACATAGTAAACTGTTTGGTCAGTAAGTTCAGGAGCCGCACTACCACCAGTTACTCCATATTTGAATGGTGTACCATTAACATTATGATCATAACCGTGTCCTGCAATAATAAGATTGTTGTTTATAAAACTGCCAATTGCTAATGTGTATTCAGAAGCATCAGCAGGTTCTGATCTCATTCTGTTTGCAATAAATCTCTTTTGATATGCCGCATCGTTATATTTCTTATCTGCTACTAAATCATTTACAGTAATAGAAGTACTGTGAGTAGTATTAAAATCTGTTGCAACTTGATCACTTGGTGTAGCAATATTACCAAGTGTGAAGTTTCCAGAACCATCTAAGTGTCCACCAAGTTCTGGCTGTAAATCTTGTCTAATCTGTCCACCACTGTTTGTGATAACAAGTTCTGCTGGATCTGTATTGTCAATAAGGATACCTGGTCCGCCTACAACATTTTTCATCAACAACTGTGAACCAGTGTCGTCTGATACAGGAATTTTATTTGCTCCTAATGTATCTGGAGTGTCTGAAAGTGCAGTAAATCTAATTGTACCGCCCTGTCCAAATACTGCATAAAGTTCTGAGAAGTTTTCGTTTACTTTACTAAAGGCGTCTCTAATACTATCACCGGTAGCGTCGTTACCTTCAACTCCAATGTTAACTACTTTTTTTGGCATATCTAATTCCTAAAATCCTATTGACTCACCACAGCCGCAACTTGAAGTTGATGCTGGATTTTCTATTGTGAAGTATGATCCAAATACTTCCTTTTTATAATCTATTGTACTACCTAACAAATACATTACACTTGTTGGGTCAACAACAAATTTACCAACCTTTAAATCTATTACTTCATCATCGGCTTTTACTTCGTCTAACAGCCAATCATATTTGAATCCTGCACACCCACCACCTTTTAATTGCAGTCTGACTGCTGGTTGTTTGTGTTCTTCAAGCATAACGTTCATACGTTCCTTTGCTGATTCAGTAAGGTTAACAATCTGTTGCATACAACTATTTATTAATAATTTTAAAATCCTAATGTAAACAGATAAATATAGATATGTTTATTAGAACAGAACAAGAAGTGAAGTTTTACGTAAGGAAGTCTAAGAAGGGTAAAACCCATCCATACAAGCGTCTAAAGACTATTGCGGTATTTGAATGTGACGATTGTGGTGAAGAATTTAAACGTGATAAAGGAAAAGTAGATCCTAAAAGGCTTGATAATGCCTATACTCATGTGTGTCCAGCCTGCGATCCTAAACGTTTTGCACAAAGAAAAGGTGTAGAACAAAGACGCAGACTAAACACAACAATAGATAGTTTAGTTACTATCGATAATATCTAATTATTCAGATTTATAAATGGTCCAAGCACCATAGGCAATTGCCGCGTATGCTAAGATTCCTGCGAGAGGTTTGGCTATTAGTACAATAATACCAAAGCCGATTAATGCCGCGCCATCCCAAGATGTTCTTTCTTTGAAACGTTTTGACATCCAATTTTTAAATTTATCCATCATAAGATCTCCTTATTTAGACTTCATATGTTTGTAAAGTTGATTAACCAATTTTGGTTTAGTTAATCTCCTGTCTAACTCAATACCATGCTTTCTGCCCATTTTCTCTAATTGAGCCTTAGTCATTTTCGTCATATCTTTTTTTGACGGTACTAATAGCAACGGTTTTTTATTTTTAACATGGTCCGAAAGTTTCAATGGTTTTGATTCAGCCACACCAAAAATCTTTTTAATAAAATTAAACATTTATTCTCCTTTTGTGAGTGTAATTACTCCACAAGCGAGTCTATCACCTGCGTTTCCGGTTTTTAATGACTCTGCATCTCCGCCTTTTCCTAAGTCATCTTCATTTTCGTGAATCACTATCGCTCTTCCAATAACGCTTCTTTCGCCAATCAAAGTAATTCTTTCTGCTTTGATTGTAAACTCCGCAATCCCGTTTGAGTCTGCTTCTACGTTACCAAGATCACCAACATGGCCGTTTTCGAGATCACCATGCTCTACCCCGTCCGGGTTATAATGTGCGCCAGCACTTTCACATCCTTGGGATAGATCACCGTATTCGTGAATGTGAAACCCATGTTTTCCTTCTGTTAAACCAGTTATTCTACCCTTTATAAGAGTAGCAGTGCCTGGCTTTTGCATAAACAGAACAGTCCCTTTAACCGTATCAGAATGGATTAGATCACACACTGCTATAACCGGTTGTTCTGACTCTTGTAATCTTGTTATGCTTTCGCACTGACAAACTTTAGAACGAGTTCTTTCACAACTTTTAAGTTCTTTGATTCTCATAGTAGTATTTATGCAGTTTATGGCTGGCTAAATTCTTTGCCTTAGACTCTACCATAATATCTGCATAGTCCCAGAATGTCAATGCCCAGTCATTTACTGCATTGTTCCACATATAATCACTATGGGCTCTGAGTTTTTGTTTCTTGTAACCTTCAACCAGCAGTGAATCCATTGTAGGTTTTTTGTTAGCATCAAAGTCTACAAGAACATCTTCACGTGATACAGAATAGTGTATAACAGGTCTTACACCACGCCAACTATCTACTATGCGAGTAAATCTATCGTCGGTGGGGTAAATGTATTCTCCACTATTGACCCAGTGATGGTGTATGTCAAGAACGAGTGCGACGTGTTCGGCAAGTTCCAAACTGGCGTCAATGCCCCAGGACATTTCGTCATTTTCAATTGTAATAGTTTTTCTCGCCTCTTCAGATAATCTTGGGAGTACGTTGATGATACCGGCTGGACCTTGGCGGCCTGCGATGTGTACATTGATCTTAAAATCTTGGAATTGTCTACCGTATCCCATCCACCTTGCGATATCCACATGATATTCAAACTCCTCTATACTTCTATTTACAATATCAGGATTATCTGACGCAAGTACAGTAAACTGACCAGGGTGCATAGACAACCTAACATCAAGTTCACGAGCCGTTGCGCCGACGTGAGCGAAGTGCTTCTCACAATATTGTCGTACATCAGGCTTGCGCCAGAAGTAAGACCAAGTAGGCTCAGTATAAACAGGTAAGACGTCACTTCCCAACCTAACCATTCTAAGTTCATTCGGTAATCCTCCTACATACTCTATAAGATTTTCAAACGCCTTGATATTGTGTACCATAAGATCCCACAGGCGTTGTTCAGCAACTTCACGTGTTTGTCTATTCAACCATGCAACTGTTGTACATCTATTATTCAATGGACGTTCTATCTCCTCAAGAAGTTTTTTCTTAAGGGTCTGATCGGTGTGCATAAATTTACAAGCAAAGCCAATACGTTTAGTCATAGTTTATTATAACAAATAAAATGGTTAATGTCAATACCAGTTTTCCTTGCACCACGGATCTACGCAATTATGCGGATGTGGTTCTCCATGGAACACTGCTACACTGGTTTGGTCTTTAATTTTTGGTTCTCCTGGGATAGCAAAGTTTCTTACACCATTAATTCTTGTCATTTCTGGTTTGCCACGCATTTCCCATTTATAACTTTGTATCCATTCATCTGGCCAAAAACAAAAGTCTTTTGTAATTTTACTATAGATCCAATCTTGATCTCCGTGCATACGATTCTTTGCCATAAAGTTTTGATCTTTGAAATCTTCCCAAACATGATGGTTAGTACCAGATTTTAATCTCCATACACTTGAATTCATTTTCTTCCAGTCTGGTCTAAGGTGCCTATTGAAGTCACGACAGATCACAAACCTATCAGGTTCATACGTCCAAAGATGATCTATGTTTTTAAAAATAATTACGTCAAGATCAAAATACAAAATATTGCCATTAATAGGTAGATCAGGACTAAAGAACCAAGGTTTGTACCACCAACCTTGAATTGGCAGTTTAGGTAAAGGTAAAACTCTTATACCAGGATCGATGCCATTGCCGTTATCGGTAAAGCAAACAAATTCATAGTCAACAGTAGTATTCCTGTCAACCATATTTTTAAGAGTGTTAACATAATCTGAATTATACTTGTCACCCCATTTAAGGCAGACAACAAAGTTTTTCATTTATCCCTCGTAGATTGCTGAATTGGCTCCGTGCTCTGCACACTCAACTTTAACAACATAACAACGATTGTCTGTTTGTTCTCTAATAAGTTTGTCTGCAAATTTAAAGGCGTGTTCGGCAAACTTTTCTGCGCCTACACCATCAAAGAATCTTAGTTCTGCAAGATCTAATTCCTGCAACTCTCTAAATTTATCAACGTGTGGATCATTAATATCCAAACAAAGTTTGTGATCAAACATATCTTCAAGCCAAGCCTTAAGTGGTTTCAATCCACCAAAGTCTACTGCCCAGTTTTTGTTATCAAGTTTATCACAACCAAAAGTAAATGTAAATGCAAGACTATATCCATGAAGCAGATGACAGTGTGAATGATCTGCATTTGGTTGTCTAAATACTGCACTCAACCCAATGTTGTGTCCGTAATGTTTTGTACTATAATGTTTTGCCATATTTTTCTCCTATCAAAACAGCGGCAGAATTAGAAGGGTTGACGCTAAGACCTTTAAACATTGTATAATTATACTTTAATTATTTTTCTTTGTCAACCGGTAAATGACCATAATGGTGCATTTTTGCGGCTACTAAAGGAATCAATTTCTTACGCATAGTATTGAAACTAACTGTAATTCTTTTTTTGGTTTCGTTTGGATCTGTTCTATGTTCTAACCAACTCGGAAAAATTAATACCAAACCATTTCTTGGTCTGCAACTTGCATAATAACTGCTATAAGGATTTTGGTCTTCAAATACATCATTCATTCTTAATGGACGTAATGGAGATTCAAATATTAATGGACAACTGTTTTCATCAACATATGGATAGAAAGCACCACTTACTACACTGCCTTCGTGTCTATGCTTATCTACTTGTCCACCTTCACCAATTACATTGAACCAACTTGTACCTAAAATACTTTCTTCAAGTCCTGCTTCTTTGCAGTATAAATCTATACAATTTTGAATATCTGTTCTTAATTTTTTAAGGTCTGGATGAAATAAAAATTCTTCATCGCCTTGCAAGAAACTGCTTTTGCCATTTGCAATTAAACCGTGGTCACCTACATTCTCATAGTTTTCTATGATATCAATACATTTTTCTATTTCAGAATGACCGCTTAAATCAAAAGCACTTACAAGTGTTGGGAATAAGGATAGGTTTTCTTGGTTGTACATTATTTTATTTTAACATCTCTTCTACTTTTGTCAAGTCTACTTTCATTACATTTGGTTGTTGCCATGCATTAGGCAGTTCCCAATCAGGTTTATTAAAAACTCTAAACTGTTTATGTGGGTAATGTTCTATTACTTTTGCAATTTGATGTATCCAAAAACTTGGATCAACTGGTCTACTATCTGCTTTTTCATAGTTAGGTGTACCTTTATAAATGTTGTTTACTTTATTATTGTTACTAAAAAGATCAAAACCTAATAAATCTATATTTTCTGCTTTCTTGCTTAACACACAGGCAATATAGACTGCATAAGGACCACTACCCCAATGAAAGGGTTGATCACGTTTTTCATCTGTAGAATACCATAAACCAGGAACAGCATTTATATTATGATAGCCACCAAAGTCTGGTGCCCAATCAGGTCGTGTCCAAATTCCCGATTTTAGATTAACATATTTTTTAAGAATCTCTTGCACCATACGTCTATCACAAGCGACAATATGTCGTGCTTTTGCTTCACGAAAGATAGCATTACAGCCTATCTTTACGCAGTTTAAATCATCTATTCTGATGCCTTTACGGCTTTCTCCGTTACCAATTACGAGCATACTATATTTAATAAATACATACAACGATAGGAAAAATACTGGTATGCCAACAGCAATTCATGATATATTTAGGTTTATAAAACTCTACTCGCCAGACGGCACTACACTTGAACATACACTTGAAGCAGATAGTGTAAGTGATACATTAAGCATACGTAGAGGAGATGGTGTAAGTTGGAATCTTGCAACTGTTTCACCAAGCACAACTATTGCTGTTACAGTAAGTACGCATACAGGAAATAATCAGATACAAGGCGCCTATTACTTAGATGGCGTAGAACGTAATTCAATTGCACTTGTAAAAGGCAGAGAATATATTTTCGATCAAAGTGATAGTTCAAATGCTTCATTTGGTGGTTACCTACACCCACTTACATTTAGTAACACAGTAGATGGTTCAGTCAGTGGTGCAATATCAGGTGTAGAATACGCAGATGGCATAACATATCTTATTGACGATACTCCTGTATCTAAGGCAAATTACAAACTTAATTTTACTACATCAACTAACAGAAAAATAAAAGTACTTGTACAAGACGAAGCACCAAATACTTTTTATTATAATTCACATGATAACATAAACCAAGGTGGTGCAATTACTACATCAGCAGGTAATGATGTAATGATGATTGATGTAGATTACAGTTTAGATGTTCCACCAGGAACTACCAGAGTAGAACTTACAGATGTAAACGCGGCAACAACAGGTGTTGATCTTAGTGCGGCTGGTGGTATTACACTTACAAGAAAAAATGCAAACGAAATTGAAATCAGTTCTTTTGCTGTTGCTGAAATAGATACCCTGCATACAGTTACAACAAGAAACGCAATTACAACTAACAAACTGTACATGGAAGACATTGAAGTAGGTGATGTAACCAGTGCAACAGAAGATGGCTTTACTTCACCAAGTGCAGAATTTTTAGGTACAGGTGTACTTGGTAATGCACTAAGACTTGCAGTTGATCAACGAGAAGTTACATCAAATACAATTACACGAACATTTACATTTAACAGTAAACCATCTGCAGGTGTATTAAATTATACTGTTGGTTTCCAATTAGACAGTGGTACAACAGCAACTTCTGTCACAGCAAGTATTCAAAGGTTTAATGGTCTTACTTGGGACACATTAGGAACAGTAAGTGGTACAGGCGGTATTCCTTATGAAGTTTCTAATATGTACAACGAAACAAGTGCAACAGGTGGACAGTACAGAGCAGTTTACAACATTGCAGGTAACACAGGAACTATAACACTTGAACTACAAGCATATTATGAAGTAGTTGAGATTACACAAAATCCTGTGCTTAGAACTGAAAGTGCAACTGGCACAGTAAGAACAAGAGATTTAGCACCATTAGGTACAAATGATATTGGTAGAGGCAGTGAGCCATATGATAATGTATATGCAAATACTTTCCATGGACACTTTATAGGTACACTTGACGGTGACTTTACAGGATCTATTTTTGCAGATGATTCAACAATATTAATAGATGCTACAAATGGAAAAATTATTGCTCCAACAGTAGCAGGTGATATTACAGTTGAAAGCGGACATATTGATTTAGATGACAATTACAAATTAAAATTAGGCACAGGTAGCGATCTTGAAATATATCATGATGGAAACCATAATTGGATTCATGGTGGTAATGGAAATGCAAATGCTAATATTATCATGAGAACAGGCCCTGGAGCGGCAACACGTTTATTAGTTGATAACGGAACGAAGACAGCAATAGAAATTGTTCCTGATTCTTTAATAAGTTTAAATTACGCAGGATTCCAAAAACTTGTAACAACAGGTTATGGTTCAGAAACTAAAGGTGAACACAGAGCAACAGATAGAATGAGAGCGCCAGAGTTTATTGGTGATGTATATGGATCAGTGTTTGGCCCAGACTCATCAGTCGTAATTGATAACAATGGCACTGTAATGGGTGAAGTGAACAATGCCCAAGTTACTACTGCTAACTTAGAAGCAGGCAACTTTACTGACACTATAGGTACAATTACCAACGGTAACATCACAGGCTTTAATAATGTTAGTGCAGTTAACTTTACAGGTAACTACACAGGTTCATTCTTTGACGATGGTAGTACAATGTTAATTGATGGTATGCGTGGACGTATCGTTGGCACTATTGATGCAGATACAAGTAGAGTAGGTCCATTAAATATTAATTCTGATACTTCAATAAAATTTAACAATGGTGTTGGTGTTGATGCTAATGGTAAACTTGTAAATGTAGCCAACGTGGCACAACCATTTACAATAGGCAGTCCAGTCACGTTTGAAAGAGAAGCACGTAGTTTCCCAGGTGCACAAGAAGTTATGTTGTACACAAACGTATCAACTGGAACATATGCTATTGATACAACAGCCACACAGAACGTATATTGGAATCAACCAAGTGGTGCTCTTGTTGCCAACTTTACAGGACTTGAAACAAGTACACAAAGAGTAAGACGTGTAAGAATATACATTAATACAAGTAGTACTGCTGTAATTCCTACAATGGAAGTAAATGGTGTTACACAGACTCCAACAGATTTAGGTACTGTTTTAAGTAAAACTAATTCATTAAACATTTACGAATACACATTCTATAGAACACACACTAATACCTGGGAAATATATCGTCAACAGTTAGATGCTGGCAACCTTAGTTTCGACTTAGATGATGTTTTAGGAAATGGCAGTACAACTGCCCAAGACTTTGGTACAGATGGAAAGATTAATGCAAACGAACTTGAAGTAAGTTTAAGTGGTACAGTGTATGGAAACTTTACTTCAACAGCCACGCCGGCAGTTGGAACCTTTACATTCAAAGACGGCGACTTACGTCTTGAATCTAACAACATTATACATCCTGATGGAACAGCATACGTTCAATGGAAAAGCACAACACAGAAAATGCCTCAGACTACAACACCATCAGGTATTACAGCATTTAGTTTTACAGATACTGATACGCATTATGTATATCAACCAGCGGCGGCTTGGACACCAAACATAACAAATATTCCAAACGTAGCACAACGAGTTACAAACATAAGATTTTTTGTAATACAAACTGCTACACCTTATGTTCCAAGTTCATGTCAAATTGACGGAGTTGCACAAACAATCTCATGGCAAAATGGTGTTACACCAACAGGCACTGCAAGTGGAGTTGACTTTGTACAACTCACAGTGATACAAACTGTTTCTGGAGTATCTCCTACATATGTTGTTATTGGTCAGTCAAACAGTTACTCATAAGGATAAATCATGTCCGCTACTTTAGACACTTTTGGACTTAATGTAGATAGGAAGAACGGTTTTCTATTATGTACTGCTAACAATGTTGTTGATACAGATACCACTGGTAAACTGATTTACTTTCCTATAGGGGATTTAGGAAATCCACAAATAAAAACTTTTGGCAATGGTTTTCTCAGTAGTGTAAACTGGATGGGCGATAAAGCGGTAGTAGGAAATTATGCCAGCAATCCAGTCTTATACACTTCAAGGAATCCTAAACCTGACTTTACTGCTTTACCTGGAAGATTTGTTACAGGGTCATCTGATGCGATAACAAATAATTATCCTTGGCATTGGAGTTATGTCAAAGGTCATTTAGTTACACATGGTATTAGGACATCTGCTTATACAGTAAACAGTGCATCGGCACTTGAGATCTACAGTACCAAAGATGGATATACTTTCAGTACTCAAACACTTACAAATATTGGAGCAAACACAGGTACATGGACAAACTTTGTAGAAGTGAGAGATTCAAATGGTAATGCAGTAGCAGGTGCAATGAGATTAGATGGTGCCTATTATAAACGTAGTGTCGCTACTGACGGTGATATCACAATGAGCGGTATAGGTTCAGGAGGCGGTTCAATATCTCTTGGACCTAATGTATATGGATTGACTGTTTGGCCAGGAAAAAACTCAGATGGTAGCGATAGATTATATCTTTGTCGTGGAAACACTATCAGTCAAAAAAATAATAGTGCTGTTACCAATGCTTGGGACAACGCAATTACTAATATACCAGGAAACAATTTTGCACAATACAGTTACAATATAAGATACCTAAAAGGTGTTGATCTATTATATTTGCCATCAGGTGTCTGGGGAGGTTCAGATACTTGGTATAAACCTTTGATTAGATATCACAATGGTACATCTATGTTTATTGCGTCATCAAGTGCTACTGATGATCTTAATTTATTTTTAATGGACTTTGCAGGTGATGATGAAGGTAATATCATAGGAGTAGGCAGAGGATGGGACAATGCTAACACTACATTTGGACCTACTACTAATTACATCTATCTAAACGGTCCTAATCACGGTGGAGGTAACTGGCAGGCTGGTACACTACCAACGCCTGTAGATGTACTACCAGGAAGTCAACAGTTGGTGTATTGTGGTATGGACTCAGCAGAATATAGGGGATAACATGACAGTAGAACAAGAATTACCAATTAGTAAAAAACAACAAGTAAAATGGGATTTGGATCAACCAGTTGATAACGGCGCTCCTATTGTTCCACAGGAACAAGAATTCGAGAAACCACCATCAGCACCAACTGTTGATATGAATCCGACTACTTCTTAATATCTTTTTTGAGATCTTTTATTTCTCTAATTACTACTTCAAACTTTTCAGTAGTTCTATCTAACATCTTATTAAGTTCACGAACAGCATAAATTACCCACCACCACCAAGTGAATGCCACAATAGCAAATGCTACTGCAACTGCACAGATTAAATAATCTACCCAACCGCTAAAATCTAAGAATATTACAAAACACAATATAGTCAAAGCAGAAAGTGGTGCTACTCTGCCTAACCAAGACCATATGCTTACCTGACGTATGAGATCTATTTTACTTTTTAAAAACAATGGACTACCCCTCTATGTGACCAAAGGGTTTCCATTCTCCTGGCTGTCCTTCTCTGATACAGATCCAGCCTATCCAACCCCCTGGAATTGGTTCGTTATTCCACACAATGTCGCCTTTTCTCCATAACCCTGTGTTAGGAGCAGTACTTCCTGTGCTAAACTTCTTACCTTCAAACTTCATAGGACCAGCAACTTCAAAATTTTCTGATGGGTTGCTGACTCCAAAACCTACTTTGCCAAACACACTAACTTTAGTTTCACTGTTAGCCTGTTGACCTATAGTAACGTGACCATAGGATGAAATTCTTATTCGCGGAGTGTTATCTGTGATTATTTGTAATTCACTTGTAGAATACGTTCCAAGTTTAATTGACTCACCTTCTGGATCAACAATAAATTCTGTTACTTCGCTACTGATACTTAACTGTCCGTTTGGTGCTTCTGTACCAATGGACATACGCATAGCATCGCCATCCCAAAATACAAAGTTGTCTATGTTAACACTTCCGTCAACTGTAAGTCCTTGTAGTGTGCCTACTGAACGTAAACTTGAATTCGTAATAGTTTCGCCTAATGTAGTTGCTGTTAATACAGGAACATTATCAATTTGAAAACTTTTATCTCTATGTAAATCAATTGATGCACTGCTCCAAAGCCTTGATGGATTTGTTTGTAGTATGAAAGACTCAATGTTTCCATCAGTTCTCCATACCAAGCCTTTGCCTATTGGGTTGTTACCGTTATCAGTGTCGAATGTTAACGACTCTGTTCTTTCTTGCCTTACGTCTGCAGTCAGTTCATTAACACGTAACGTGGCACATTCAATATGACCAGTTACAGTTAAATCACCTGTTACTGTTGTGTCACCTGTAATGTTTGAAGCATTAATAGTGTCAACAGTAATACCTTCGTTGTCAACTAATAGCACAGTTCTGTTTGCTTGGTCAGTAATACCAGTGCTTCTAAACTGTGTGATTTTACCACCCTGTATGTGGTTACCAGTCAACTGCCTTTCTTGTATAGGCTGTTGAGGAACAACACGGTTTGCAATAGTTTCAAGGCTGTTGCCAAGTTCTATTAAACCCTGCTTAATTTTGACTATTTCGTTGTTGTCGATATCATTGTACTGCATACAACTATTTATCTTACGACCTTAAGAAGAATAGTATCCGGATTAATCCTACCGTTAAGTTTTATATCTACTGCATTGATATCGTCTAAATAAGTGGCCAGTTTACGTTTACCTGCTTCTTTAAATTCTTTTAGTTTTTCTTCAGGTTTACGCAGTGTTTTTTGTACACTCTTTTCTTCATTGAATTGTGTAATTGTAGTACCTTTCACACTTAATCCTGTGCCTTCTCTTTCAGCACCTAACGGATCAATAGTCTGTGCAACGTATCTTCCAATCTTACGAGTCTTAACATTGAATACCCATAGTTCATTACATCCTGGTATTTCAATAGGATTAATACTTGCTAATTGGAACTTGTCGTTATTGATTGCAAATTTAAGTTTTGCAATAATCTTTTCTTTTGATCTTGATTTACGTTTACGTGGTTTTCTCTGTGCTTTGGCAGTATCAATAAGAACATCTAATGCACCCATATATAATTCCAAGCCTTGCATCTTCTTTTTAAGATCGCTTTTGCTAAAAATACTGTATGCTTCTTTTAACTGTAATGCCCAGTCTTTTTCTCTTTCTGTAGCATCTGCAGGTACTTTAGGAGGATCAATAGCATCTGCGATCTCCTGCATTTCACCTTCATAAAAACTTTTTATCTTACGTGCATGAGCCTGTGTAACTTTATAATCATAGAAGTGTTTTTTAAAATCAAATCCTTTTGGATTAAAACTGTTGGCATCTTCTAACCACGTATCTAACCATGTAGCAGGAATCTCGTCCATTACTACTGCTTGAGCAGTAATACGTTCTTGTATAGAGGGTTGATTCTTTTTAGCATCTTCCTTTTTCTTTTCTTCTTCCTTTTGAACTCGTTCTGCTTCTGCGTGTTCGTCTGCTTTTGTTTGAAGTTCTGTAAGCCACTTATCAATTGATTCTGATACAGGTTTTACTTTGCCACTTGTTCCTGGCAGGCTTTCCCAATACTCATTATACTTTTCATTTATATCTGGACGTCCTAATGAAGATGTCCTGCAACAAGCGGCTAACGTGCTATGAAATTTACTTTCAGGAACTTTTTTAAACTTAGGTAAGTGTTCTTTCCACTTTTCAGATGTTTCAACCCATTCCAAAGTCCATCGCTTGTAGTCTGCATTCTTACAGTCAAGCCTATAATAATCTAATGCTGATGAAATCCTATTACCATATTGCCTTGGCTCCAACTTTTCCCACTCTTCCCAAGTAGGTTCGGTATTCTGACTTTTATAATAGGTGCGGGGTTTTTTACGTTTTGTTGTTTTACCTTTTAAGGCGGTTAAAGCCATTCTCACTCTCCTGAAGTTTTTTTTATTATATATTAAAAAAAATTAAAGTCAAGCAAAAATGGCTTTAAACATTTAGTTTTTGAAGATATTTTGTACTTTTAGAAACAAATTACTGATCTGCTCTTTGTTTCTTGCAAGTTGGTCTTTGCCATCTTGCCAGTTATCTTTCTGAAACTCTTTAATCTCGTTCCATTCACTCACTACAAAGTTCTTAACCTTTGTATCGATTGTAACTTCTTCACTTAATGAATCTGTAGACCATACTGCTACTACAAACAATGTTGTGATTGCTACAAAGATTCCTATTGCTGTCTTTGTTGTCATTTGCCTTTTACCTCCTTCATGATTTGTTTAGGTGTTTTATTGCCTTTATCAAGTTTAGACAACCTACAACTAAAGAGTTTTTTAGGTCCTTTGGTTGTTACTATTACAGGTTGTCCATATTCATCCGTAACAATGTCCTTGATCTTTGCTTTGACATTACGGAATCTTCCAACTTCTATTTCATCGCCTATTTTAATTTCGACAGTAAATTTCTTCATAGCCTATAATCTGCCCATAGTACATCTTTGATTTGCTCAAATTTTTGGGCCTCTTCCTTTGTTAATCCACTTAACTTCTTTTTTCTTTCTAACTGCTGGTGCAGTTTTATTAGTTCTTCCATTTTTAGTTTGTCTATATTAATCATCTTTTAACTTTATTATTTTTTTAGCCTTCTTTGGTGCTAATTGATTTTGTATATGGTCCTCATCAAAACCCATCATCTTACGCCATTTGCCGTTGACAAGTGCTTTGAACATATATGGAGGACCATCATACTTGAATTTTAGATTGAAATATGCAGGTTCTTTATTTGTCATTGTCCTCCTTTGATTCCATTTCCTTTTCCATAACATGAAACCATACCATGAAAAAGATTACGGTTGCTACCATTCCGATAAAAAATAATCCTATCATTCGTGCTCCCCGCCTGGATCATTCTTATCATAATACACTTTACGTGGGTTACCATGCTTATCATGATATATGGTATAACCCCTTGATCGTCCATATGAATGATATGAACCAAATGCCCACGGTCTACGTTCTGCCATCTTAAATGTACCAACAGTTACTACAACTGCGGCAATAAAAAGAACGTGTACAATAGCACTAATACCAAATGCATATACACTTTCTGCGATAGCAATAGAAAATACTGCTGACCACATAAATGCTAATACTTGCATAATCATATGCCTAACGTGTAGGTCTGGAATATTACGAAGCGGATTAACTTCTGCGTTCATAATATGATCCCAACAATTTACAACAAAATTTCTCATTACATAAACCTTTCTATAACTGCTTCAATAGTGATGTAAAGTCCGTATCCAAAAACTGATAGTAACACAAGGCCACCTACAATTTCAATACTATCCAAATCGTCCCAAAATTTTTGTTTTAGAGTTTTCATTAGATCTTTTCTCCTTCTGCAAATCCTCTAAATGTTTTGAATCTTGGAAAACGTAAACTGTATGAACCATCTTGGTTCTGTGTGACTGCATCTGCTCTTACTTCTGCAACCATACCAATCAGTTTATCTTTGTCTGTCCAAAATTCATCTCTCTGTGCATCTGACAGTCCACTACCAACATTAACTTTGATATGTTTACCATCGTCTACACCTTCGCAAATCAAAGCACCCAATTTGCCAACATTTCTGCCTGTGCCTTCTTCTGTTGCTTTGACTTCCAAACTCACTTCAATAAATGGTTTTAGTTTTAACCATGCAGTAGATCTTTTACATTCATACGGTGCATCAAGATCTTTGATCATGATCCCTTCATAACCACCGTCTACAGCCGCTTTATTAACGTCTGTGTACGTCTTTTGCCCCTCTTGGGTGTCTAAGTCTACGATTTCATGTTCCAGCACTTGTACGTGCTTTAAAATGCTTTTATTCATATCGTACCAAGCCTTAAGTGCTTCTGTTCTAAATGACTGTGGTTTGTCCCAACCACCTTTCAAAAAACTATCCAAAGGCACAAAATCGAAAAGGTGCAATACGGCATCACCGGCATTCACATTATCTTTCCTATGTACCTGTTTCATAAGGTCTTGGAAGTTGTCACTCATTACTTCACCGTCCAAAACCAAATCATATGGTGGAGGTGTTTGTTTTACAACTTCTGCAATCTCATCACAGATGTGTCCAAAGTTATGAAACTGCTTACCATTTCTTGAAAACTGTTCTACGTTACCATCTGTTCTTACAATAGTAATAACTCTAACACCATCAAGTTTAACTTCTAACATCTTTTTGCCAAACACTTTCTTTTCGTGTTTTGCTGAATCATGTGCAAGTTGGCAAGTGAATACTGGAATAGAATATTGCGGAAACTTATTCTTTTTAGCAACATTGTTAACAGTCTTTTCACTTACACCACAACGTAAATCTTTAATTAAGATACGTCTGTAAAAACCATTCCATTGTTCTGCTGTCGCAACTCCCATTGTAAGTTCGATAGCATCTCTGGCCGCATGACCAGTTAATTCTCTTTTGTTTAGTTTCTCTGCAAGATCTTTGAATACTGTCCATGAACAACCTTGTGCTGACAGTACTTCGTTTTCTGCTTTGGTAGGAACCTGCTTAACGCCAAATGTGTATAATGGATCAAGTGCCATTTTAACACCTTCAAAGAACTCGTCAAGTCCTTCGTTCATTGCGTTTAAAATAATTTGTTCTTTTGCAAGTCTTGAATTATCTGCTTCAAGTTGTGCAATAATTTGTTGTGGTTGTGTTCTCATTTATGCCTCTATATATGCCTTATTATTAATATTAATATAGTATATCTGAGACTAAATGTCAACCATTATTTTACCAAAATCCTAATAATCTGCCATTTCCTATGATAATAAAAGTGCAAGTAAGAATGTGCAACACCACCCAAAAAGTACGAAGGATTGCCACTCTGTCAGAACGATTGTTATCTTCTTCATATGCTTTACTCCCTATTGCTTTACACCATGTTTCCCACATAAATTCATTTTTCCTTTTTTGACATCATCCACGACCCGTCCCCTTCATCATGCCATTCTATTTCATCACCAATATCCCAGCCTACTTGATTAATACAACCTGGCGGGAATTCAATGTACAATTCTTTAGTTTGAGAGTTTTCTTTGACCTCAATAATCCAACGACTGTTGGACAAACGTTTTGGATAAGTCATGCTGTCACCTTTGCTTATACGACTATTTATTTGGCCGGCCCGAAGAGATTCGAACTCCTGACCTCAGGTTCCGCAAACCTGCGTTCTATCCAACTGAACTACGGGCCGTAGTGTTAATATACAAAATTATTTGGTAAATGTCAAGAGAAAAAAATAGGCGACATAAAGCCGCCTATTTTAAAAAGAAAATAACGTCAGACCTATTAGTTGTCTAATAAACCTTTTGCTAATGCTTTGTAACCAGCACCAATAACTTGTTTAGTTGCTTTAGTACCCATTACGTATCTTGATACTGCAACACCTCTGCTGTTTTTTCTTGTGTTTAAGAACACAGGGTAGCCAGCAAATCTTAGTGCTTGGATAACCGCTTGTGGGTTACCTGCTTTGTATCTGTTTTTAATGTCTGCACTTGTAAGTGCTTTGCCTTCTGTTAAAGCAGATAGGACTTTGTTTTGAATTGTAGTTGTAGCCATTGACTATTTCTCCTATTAAATTTATGAACGAGAAAATTCTCATTCAATAATACTAATATACACTAAAATTCTAAGAAAGTCAACAGTTTATTAAGAGTTTGTTTACCAATTACATAGGAATGGTTAGGTATCTATATAAACCTATACCATCAATAGTGAAATACAAAATGTATAATAGGGTTAGTCCTACACTTCCTCTACTGATACCACCATATATCAAACACAACGCACTCAATTCCCACATAACATAAGAAACAAGCAGGTTTGGCGTAGGCATAGTTACAGCCATTACAATGGTTGCACCAATTCCAAGTATTAGTCCAAGAAATTCTGCAAAAAATCTTGTTTTGTTATTTTGAAAGTCTTCTCGGAAGAAACGTATCAGACCGTGTCGAATGTCTCTTTTCATTCTTACTTGACATTGAACATAATCATATCCACAGGACTTTTTTGAACATCGGTAAAATACCTTTCGCAGTGTCCTGGAGTAAGAATAAGTCTGCCACCTTCTATTATGAATTTCTCATTTGGAGCAGTATAGATACTAACACTTCTTTCCAAATCAGTTTCATGGGTTTCTGATTTAAATGGAGGATTTAAAATTAAGTCTGTAGAATTTGGTAAACAGTTGATAATGTAATAGCCGATAAAACGATCGCTGTCATAACGTTTTGTTGCCAATCCTTGTTCAACATCTAACTTTACATACCAACTTTCATCAACTTCATAATACTTTGTACCATATTCGTTTGAATATGCTTTTACACAGTCGTTCAAATGATTTTTAAGCAGTAAAAGATTCATGTCATCTAAGAATCTTCTTGTGCTTTTAATACTGTGTTGAATATACTTTTTAACTTTTGGCTCTTCAGCAGGGTGATACCCTTGTAGATTATATAAACCTACAAGGGTTGGAAAAATTTGAAAGTATTCGCTATCTGATAATGTATCTGTTTGATGGTGCATATTATATTTACACCGATTTCAAATAAGCCAATACATTTTCTGGTGTAGTTTCGATATATGGATCATCGTCTTCACCTTCGTTATTGATACCCGGTTCTTGCCACCACTGTTCAACAACACCGTCGTTGATTACAGCCATGTATCTCCATGAACGCATACCAAATCCTAAATGATTTTTTCCAATCAACATTCCCATAAAACGTGT